ATGCTACCGTGTCTGTCGGCTTTGCCAGATTGGTAATGGCGGAACGCAGTGCTGTACCAGCCTGTGAGGATTTGATACCGGCGTTTGCCATCAAGCCGATGGCAATGGCGGAGTCTTCGGCAGAGTATCCTAAAGAACCCAGCACCGGAGCGGCATACTTGAAAGTTTCTCCCATCATGCTGACGTTGGTATTAGCGTTGGAACTTGCGGCTGCCAGAATATCTGCAAAATGTCCGCTGTCCGAGGCAGACAATCCGAAAGCAGTCAAAGCATCCGTGACAATGTCTGAAGTAGATGCCAAGTCCTCGCCGGAAGCAGCAGCAAGATTCATGATGCCTTCGATACCGCTGAGCATATCGTTGGTTTTCCAGCCTGCCATTGCCATGTAGTTCATAGCATCCGCAGCTTCACTTGCAGAGAATTTTGTCTTGCTGCCCATTTCACGGGCTTTTTCCCGGAGAGCATCCATCTCTGAACCGGTGGCACCGGACACCGCTGCCACCTTTGACATGGCGGAATCGAAATCCGCACCAGTTTTCACAGCAATGGTGCCCAGAGCCGTGACACCAGCAGTGACCGGCAGCAGCTTTTGTCCCACGCCAGAGATCTTGTCTCCGGCGGACTGCAGCGTTTCACCCAGAACACCCATCTTTTCCAAGGCGGTGTGAGAATTGTTTGCTTCTGTGGTCAGGCGTTTCAGTTCGTTTTCGGTTTCGATGATCTCACGCTGCAAAGCATCGTACTGCTGCTGTGAGATTTCACCATTTGCAAGAGCCGTATTGGCTTGTTCTGCGGCAGTTTTTAGTACTTCCAGCTTTTCTTTGGTAGCTGTCACCGCATCGGCGAGGAGCTTGTGCTTCTGCGAGAGCAGTTCCGTGTTGGAAGGATCGAGCTTCAGCAGCTTCTGGACATCTTTCAGCTGTGTCTGTGTCCCCTTGATGTCCCGATTGACAACTTCCAGGGCTTTGGATAGCTTGGTGGTATCGCCGCCGATTTCTACAGTGATGCCCTTGATTCTATTAGCCATACAATCTCACCCCCTTATCAAAATTTATCGAAGTCACTCTGATCCGCTAACATATGATATTTGTATTCGTCATTCTCCCGTTCGGTGAACATATCATTCACGACTCCGATCGTGAGCAGATCAAGCTCTGAGAGGGACAGCCCGATCTGCACACATCGGAGAAGGAACAGGGGCGTTGTCATCGGGCGGTCAGTTTTTCGATGTTTTTTTTAGACTTGACCTGTGTTTCTACATTCAAGCCCCAGAGGTCAATCAGCTGTGGCAGGATTTCGTAAATGCTGAACGTGTTGAACTGTTCCAGCCATTCATCCGGAGAAGCCGGAATGGCTGCATCGGCGTGTTTTGCCATGATATAGGCGATGTTCTCAAATACCTCAAGGCTTTCAATGTCCAGTGCGGAGGATTCCTCTGTATTTTCTCCCACAGACTTTTGCAGTGCTGCAAAGTCCTGATAAATATCTCTGCGGAATTTCAAGCGATACAGTCTGGGAACTGCCGCACTTGCCTTGAACGGCACATCAATCCCGTCAATGGTGATGTTCTTCTGAATTGCCATACTGCACCCTCCTTACGCTTTTACAGATGCTGCGGATGCCTTACCACTCTGTACAGCGGCAGTCAGATTGGGCATATATACCGCCTTATACCAGTTCTCATAAACCTCGGCATCCGTTTTCTCACAGGTTTTAGTTTTTACCAAACCACTGTTCAACGCTGTTGCGGTCAAAGACAGCGTTTCTGTTTTAACTTCCTTTTCGTCCTCAATGGTGCTGGATTCTGTTGCCGGACGAGAGGCAGAACAGCAGAACAGACAGTGACGAATTTTATTCTTATCGCCGCTGAATTCAAACAGCAGTGCAAACTGGGATACTTCCGCAGTATTGGTTTCCGTGAGAACGCCCTTTTCATCCAGCTTCTCACCGAGAATGTCTGTCGCAAACTCAAGCGGAACCAATGCGATTTCCAGATCGCCGGTGTAACCAGAGTTATTGTTGATCACATAGTACACACCATCGTCAGCGTAAAAATTGGATGCTTCCCCTTCTGCATCGATAGACAGCGACACTGCACCGGGAATGCGAACCGGCTTTGCAAAAGTCGGCACACCTTCTTCATCATAAGAGGTGATTTTTGCATAGTGAACTTTGTTCAGACCGAATTTTACCTTGTTTTTCTCCATTGCCATATAGATCAAACCTCCATCTCATAGAGTACTTCATACAATTCTTCCGAATCAATGAATAATTCTGTTTTTGTGTAATAAATTTCATGCTGGGCAAGCACTGCCTCCACCTGTTCTTCCAGTTCCGGCTGCTTTTTGTCTGTGTACAATTCAATGTCCAGCTGTTTGCAACTGAAATATGCCAAATTATCTGCCGAAAACGTATTCTCTCCAGGAGATAAAAACAGCAAAAAAGGCGGTGCAGGGCTTTCGTCCTCGGCAAAATGATGGTAGGCGAAAGGCAGTCCCATTTCCTCCATCATTTCTGCGATTTGTTCGTAGGTCATGACAAAGCCCCCTCAATTAAATGCTCCAGCAACTGTACACCGTTTTCTTCCGCAGGAGCAATATGCGGACGAGCAGATACACGACCACCGCCACGCTTGGCATGGCCTTTCTCCAATAAATGTGCCAGTTGATAGCGATTCTTACTGTGGACAGTCATTTCAAGAGAATGGCTGTTTTCCTTGGTTCTCTTCGTTGCCCAGCTTTTCGCATACTTTCCCGTGTCTGCCGGAGCATTGGCAGAGATCTCATTTTTCACTTGCGTTGCAGACTTCCGAACTGCTTTTTTCATAGCGGTATCTGCAAGGTCTGCATACTCCTGCAAGCCCTGCATGATTTCCTCCGCAAGATCGTCAATACTGGTCATTTTGCCCTGCCTTTCTGGCTTCTGCAGTAAGTTTCAGATAATCCTTGTGCAGATAATCCGGTGTAACACTGGTGATGTTGTATGTAACATCCCGAAACAAGATTCGGTTGCCTGTTACAGACGGCATCCAGCGCTGGTTTTGCCGAATGAGGAATTCCAGCGTCTGTGTTTCTTTGGTCACACCAGCGTCCGTATGCTCCGCAGAAGCTTTCAAAGTCACTTTTGCCCAGCAGGAAAAGGCTTCGTCCCACACAGCGGTGTGATTTCCGATTTCATCGGTAACGACACGATTCACCAGAAAGGTGATTCGCTGATTCAAAGTTCCGATTTCCATTACATCACACCCTCTCGCTGTGCAAACAGCATGGCACGAAGTGTTAATGTCAGCTTGGAAAAGTCTGCGGTATTGCGGTTTTCATAGAGATAAGAAACTGTGTAGAGCATTGCTGTCCGCACCACATCTTCGTTCTCCGAAAAGCGTTCCTCGTCCATTCTTCCTACATCCATTATCAGCTGTTTTGCAGTTGAAATAAGAGAGAAAAGCAATGTATCATCATCTTCAAAATCAACTCGCAGATACTGCTTGACTTCCTGTAAAGTTACCACCCACTCCAACCCCTTTCTCTGATTACGCTTTCTTGATGGTAAGTGTCTTGATTGCTTCCGGAAGAATCAGCTTGCCGTCCAAACGCTGCGAAGCAAGGAAACCAACCTGACCAGTCATAGCAAAGAGTTCATTCAGTCTCTTGAAAGAGCGTCCCTGTCTGTCAGCCACCCAGTAATAACTAAAGTCACCGAATGCCATGCACTTATTGCCTGCTTTGATTTCCGGCACATAGCTGGATGTCTTGTAAGGACGATTGAGAATGGTATCCGGAACACCAGCCTGCACAGACGGACTCCAAATGTAGTTTCCTGTGTTGTCCTTCAACTTTCGAAGTGCCTTAACCGTAGAATCATTGAGCACCCACACCGCCTTTTTGCGGTACGGGCTTCTCAGAGAATAGAAGAGTTCCATCACATCATCAAATGTGATATTGGCAGTAGAGGTGGAAGTGCCGTCTTCCGCACCACCTGTAGCATTAAAAATGCCGGTCGGTTTTCCCTTGCCATCACCAATGAAGAACGCCTCTTCTTCCTTAGAACCGATTCTTCTTGCGAACTCCTTTGCAATGTAGGACGGCAGGTCAAAAACAGAATCATTCAAAAGTTCTTCTGAAATTTTAATTGCTGTACCAAGCTTATATGCGGAAAGCGATGCCTGTCCGAACGTATCATCAGAGAGAGAATACTGCTGTTCTTCGTCCATCCAGACAGCCTCGCCCTTGGAAGTCACAATCGGAATCTTGCGGTCGCCGTTGGAAGTTTTGATAACCGTTGCCATCTGGCGGAAAATGCTCTCTTCCTCCAATGCTTCCACCAGTTTTTGTTCGTGAGGTAGCAGTGTGCCGCCTTATCATCTTTCGATGACAGGTTTGCACAAAGCCCCTCCCAAACCGTGCTTACACCTCTCGATGTACACGGCTTTCCA